ACCAGCTTCGTTATCTCCTGATGCAGTTACTATGATAGAGTTAGTATCATCTAAGTTTGTTATTCTAATGTACTTAATATCTTGAACATCATATAAATCATTTACAGTAGTATCACCGAATTGTGCTACAACGTGTGATGTACCTGCATTGATTGTTAATATTCTTTTTGAGTAAGTAGCAATATCTGCTATGCTATTTGTTACTGTTTGGTCGTATGACGTGCCACCTAAAGTTATTTCCTCTTTAATCTGTACTGTCAACGTTGATGGTGTTACTGTTGTTGCCATTTTTTAAAATTTAGTTCTTATTATATTATATATTATTAATACTATTAAATTAATATCTATACTATATATATATTTATATAGTGTATATATTCTTGTTTGTGTTACTTCGTTGTTACGCATTTCTTGTAACTCATTCATTCTTAGTTAGTTGCGACATTTCGACTACATTGACTTGCATTGAAGCCAACTTCGATACTGATGTTAGCAGTCCAGCCACTTACCTCATTGTCAAATCTTTCAGTAAATGGCTCACAACTTACACTAGGACTTATAGCTACTTCTGTTTGGAAGTCATCAATAGTTGTAAAGCTAGTAGTTTGGTTTTTCAATAAGCTAATAACATCACCTATTGTTTCTAGTGTATCACTTAGCACATCTTCTTCATTGCTCTCGTCTTTACTCACTAAGTCCATTACAATAATTTGAAACGTGTAATTTAGTGTGTGTTGACCGAATGATGCAGTATTAGTTGCAACGTGCATAAGTGGATATGTTGTTTCTGTTAGGTCTATTTCAAATATATCACCTATTGTAGTTGTGTTTATCTGTGAATGACTAGCACCTATTGTATTAAACACTTCGTAAAGCATTTTAAGTGTTACATTCTTAATCTCTAAACCGTTTGTTAATATCATTTTCTTCTCTGTATGTGTGTTAAATCCTTTTGGTATGCTATGAAGTTAAAACATTCATTAACCGTTAATTCTAATACCTCTTGAAACTTTAATATGTTACCATTAGCTAAATTATATACTAAACTGTACCAGCCATACTTTTCTCCGAACTGTTCTTCTTCTGTCTTAAAAGTTTCCTGCGTTCCCTCCTCGATAGGTTCTTTGAATAAACTTGAGTAGTGGCTATGTAATCCGTTGCGATAGTCAAAAAAAAACTGCTTGCACCGTTTACTGTGTCAATACTTAGGTTATCTCTAAATAGTTCTGCTCGTTTCTTAGCAGTCCTATAATCATAATCCTCTACCTTGTACTTTTCTCCCTTCTGCTCTTTGATAGGTCTATATAAGATAGCCATTACACTATCCATAGCACTCCAACCTTGTCCTAGCTTATTATCTAAATCTACAAACTCTTTTAACTTTAGTTCGTGTAAGTTAGGGTGAAAGCCATAATCTACACCATCTATTGTTATTACTAGGTTTAAATCTGTATTAGCTGCATTTTCCATTAGCTTTCCTAGTTGTTCCATTACTGCATCTATATCTGACTTCTTACAACCTTGCAATAGTTCAGCAGGTGCATTAGTGAAACTGCTAATAGTTATTATCATCTTCTCTAACTCATCTTCTATGCCCTCTACCTTTGTCATAAAGTCCATATACTTACCTAACGATACTTGCGACCAGCTTGTAGGTATTGAGTAATTGATGTCATTGATGATTAAATCCATAATATAAAATATAAAAATTAAAATTTGAGTATAATAGTCTTACTGTATGTAGTATTGTCCTTGTGGTTTTAACTCATAGTACATTCTCATCGCTAGTGCATCACTAAAGTCAGGAGAACGACCAATAGCTAGTTTAACTGCATCTTTACTTACTAATTGTAGCTTAGTGTCTTTATCAAAGTTTTTACGTCTTACTTGCTCTAATTCTTGTATAATATAATTCTTGTGGGTTATATTAGTACAGTTAATATACACCCTAGACTTATTTAGAGCCTCGCTAAGAGCATAATAGCATTGTGTCTTTAGATTGATATAGTTTTCATTTTTAAGTGCCTTAGAATTGTTTACAAAGCCTTTGCATCTTAATATATCTTTAACACCACCACCTACACCATCATCATCAACTATAATATTACCTAGTGATACGTTGTAGTTTCTTTGTATGATGCGTATTTCATCTGCTGCTTGTGTTACACTATTAACATCTAACACCTTAAAGTATTCGGCTCTTAGACCATTCCAATACACTATGACTGTCTTATCCTTACCAAATCTAGCTATATCAGCAGTTATGTACCCTGTACCTGTTGGAATATCTTCTAATTCAAATGCACCTAGTATAGCATTGTAGTTTATTAGCTTATCTTCACTATCATCGTACTCCCAATTACCATATAGTAGTCTTTGCTTACTGATATGGTCTAGCTTTTCTAGTTGGTCTTTATAGTGCTTAGATATGTGTCTATTATCTGTTACTAACGATTGTATAAACTTTCTGTAAGCTGGTAGTCTATTCTCTTTGTGTGGCTTGTAGAAACTTGTGTAAACCCATTCTTTACTAGGATTACAAGTCATTAGTATCTTAGGCATTAAATTATAATTATCTAATTTATATCTAATTCTACTACTTACTATTTGCTTTGCCTTCTCTGTAATCTGATTGCACTCATCTATAAATGCAGCAGTAAGTTCTAATGAACCTAGACTATCAAAGTTCTTATCTGATGGGTATTGAAATAAGTCTTTTAATATAACTTCTGAACCATTGTAGAATGTAATAATATTACTTGATGCGTTGTATTTGTAATGTACGTTGGCTTGTATTCCCCATTGACTACATACATCTAAAAATGTATTTAATGTAGTTTTCTTTAAACTATCTAACTTACTACGACCTATCAAACACCTGATACCATCGTACTGTGTACATAGAGTTATTATCCAAGCACAACCTAAATATGATTTACCACCACCTGCAGCACCACCATATAATACCTCTGTTGTAGTATCATCTGTTAAATATTCTAACGCTAACCATTGCTTATCAGTTAGTGTTGCTATCATCGTCTTTCTTTAAAATAATATTGATAGGTTTAAACTCTCCTGATATATCTAACTCTTGCTTCTCTACATACCCTCGTTTCTTGCCTTTGGTCTTTAAGTAAAAGATTGTAGCTTGTGTCTTACCTTTACCTATCTGTTTATGTAGTTGGCTTTCTGCAAAGTCTATTGCTACATCATCAATACTGTTAACTGCTTGTTTATATGCTTCATCATCTTTTAGCCATTGGTAATGTGTAGTCCTATCTATACCTACTATTTTACAAGCTGATGTTACTACTCCTAATGTCTTTTCTAATGCTTCTAACATTGCTACTTTATGTTTCTCTGTTCTATCTTGCATATGTGTTGGATTTTGTTGATTATATATACTCCCAAGCTGTTGTTATTCTTGTGGAACTATCACCTAAATTATGTTTAGCAGACCTACCATATTTATTACATTTCCATTTATTACTTTTCTTAAAGTAATTAATTAAACTTGGTGCTGACGTAGTAATTGTATATCTATAATTATCTTTTAAATACATATCTCCTATATATTCTGTTAATCTTATACCTAACCCTATTCCTTGAAAATCAGGTAATATTACCAATCTATGTATTCTTTTCACATTTTTTACTTTCGGATGTGGTTGATGTATAACACTTATAAAACCAGCTAATTGTTCATTTACATAAGCTAAATATACTGTTGATGCTTTATTATGATAATGACTTAAATAGTGGTGTTTAGCAAACACTTCCCATACATCTTTGTCTGCTGCTTTGTATATTTCAAATTTAATTTTTGGTCTATTTTTTTTTTGCCCTTCAAGTTTTTGAAAGGTCATACTGTCTGTATCAAATATCCAATCAGGCAATAGCCAATCTATTATATCATTATGACAAGCAACTGCTATAAATTTCTTTTTACTTTTCCTAACTGCTTTTTGTACTGCATAACTACCTATTCTAGCTACATTTCTATCTACTACACTTGTAAATTCATCAAATACTATTAATTCGTTATCTTTTAATAGTGATTGAGCTAAATCTACTCTCATCTTTTGACCATTAGATAATACTGAATAAGGTTTTAACCAACTTGGTGGTGAAGAAAAACCTACGCTATTAAACATCTTAGTAATTTCATCTACTGAACAATGTTCAGGCATATCATCTAATATAGATTTACTTTTATAATCAAAATTAGTTATATAAGCATCAGGAAACAATTCTTTAGCTATTGTAGTTTTACCTGTACCACTTGCACCAACAATTATACCTATTTGCCAATCATCATCTAAATCTATATTACCTACAAATTCTTCTTTTATATGTTCTGTTTGTAAATCAAATTTACCTATAACTGTTGCAACTCTGAATGTTTTATCAGGTTTTGTTTCTTTTAAAATGTTAAAATTCGGCATATGTGTCCTTCTTTAATTAATTTATCATATAATACTTCTAATTCTTTTTCATTTTTCAATTCAACTTCTATTTTGAATGTTTCTAATATTTTATCTGACATATCATCTGAATTGTTTTTTATATCATCTTCATTTTGCCATACATCTAACCCCCAATCTTCCAATTCTACACTATCCCACTCATTTGCTAATATATCCCAATCCCAATCACCAAATCCTAAGTTATCTTTTATGATAAACTCATTCTCTTGTTCCTTAGTAATATAACTTGCAACTATTACAGGTACTTCTTCGTATCCTAATTCTACTAATGCTTTGTATCTCATATTACCACCTAGTATATATCCATCTTCGTTTATTACTATTGGTCTTAGTTCTAACATTTCTGGAAACTCCTGTATGGATTTCTTCAGCTTTTCAAATTTTGCATTATTAACTAATCTAGGATTAGTAGGATTATTTCTTATACTATTAATAGGTACTGATTGCATTTTTAAAAAATTTATTGTTAATTTTATTTAATTCTGTTTGTTCTTCGTTTAAATGTTCTTGTCTTTTAAGTTCAAAGTTTAAATGGTCTATTGCCTTTTGTATGTCTTTAGCTATATCATTATCTTCTTTCTTACCTGCTCTCATTAAGTATGCTAGTGCTACACCTAAGTTATAGTTGTTGCCACAAAAGTCTTCTATGACTTCGTGTGCTTCCATTTTGTAATAAGTTCCTTTGTAGTAGTTTGGTGTGTCCATAGTTACATATGTAAATCAGTTCTCTTTGCTATTGTTCCATTGGGTTTCTTTATTATACCACCGTACCCCTTGTGTTCTTTTATGTACTTGCCATAAGTCTTACACTCCTCACAATATGTTTCAGGCTTTATTACTTCGCCATTAACTATCTTCATTGTGGTCTTGTGTACCTCAAATGTTCTACACTCACATTGATATTTCATTGACTATCTTTTTTATACCTTGATAACAAGT